ACAGCATTCGTTGATGCTGAAGCAGCAGGCGAAGCACTAATACCTAGTTTTGCTTCTAAGGCTATGAGCGCTGTTGAAGCTGCACCATGCACCTGATCGTGCTCATAGTTAGATGCATCAAGATCTGTGGTAGCACTAGGAGTTACCTGATTAGAACTTGTATCTAACGAAGTTGGGTAATTTGATGAAGGCATTTATGACTCCTATGGAACCAGATCAAGGGTGAAAATACCGGCAGCATTCCACTGAATTTTGAATGTGCCGGATGTTGTGCTAAAAGCTCCCCCAAAATCTATACAAGCAACAAGACATTTGTTTGTGCCTGTGCTGGCGTAAAGCGTGTCATCATAAACAACTGCTCTCGCCACACCAGACAACGTTGAAGTAGTCCATTCGACATCAGCGGCATCAAACTTTAATGTCCCGGTGCCATCCGAAGAACTAGTAAACGTAACACTGGTTAATGTTTCGCCACCAGTCGAGTAATTACCACTCGCAGGTAACTCGTTAGTCACGTCGTTCATTGTTGACATGGTTTCGTAATCTGAAGCAGTCGGGTTAAACGACGCAGTTGTCAACAAACACTTGAAGGTGTCGTTATCGAAATCTAAATTGAGGTCATTTTTTAATGCAGCCTCAAACGTTTCGCAAAAAAGTCCACTAGCCATTGGTGCTACTCGTTCCTTGGATTGGCTTTGGCCTAATCGTTACGTCACCGTTTGGTTTTTGCATTCTTTTTCCTTGCAGCAGCAGCAGCCTTTTTACCTTTAGCGGTATAAGGATACTTCTTTCCGTTAACTTTAGGCATAAATGAATAATAGCAGAGAGGAGCAGAGAGGCCGGGGAAAGGGGGAAAACCCGACCCCTCTGCGATCTCTATGGGCTAACTATTAGCTGTTAGCTCCGATGCTGGATGATGCCTCTACACGGACCATGCATGCTTCACGGAAGATGCCGTATCCGACTAGGTGGTACCAGCCAATTGGGTTGAACCGACGCAGAGTATCAGTCACAGGACCGACAACAATGCTTGGCTCAGGCCCGAATCCGGGGGCACGTGAATGTGCTTTTGCAAGCGCTTGACGGCCACAGATAAGGGTTTGGTAAACATCGACGTTACCGGAACCACCGTCGGCAATTAGACCTGCACGGGGGTTTTCGATGTATTCGATGCCATTGAAGGTGCCGATTGAACCTGCACGGATTGGTGCACCGTCTTGGTACAGTTGGTACTGGATTACATCCGTTACAGCAACATCCGCACGGAAATCGTAGGAAACATCCGGGTGGATGATTGCCATGTAGTTTCCGTTTTCCCAACCGGGTGCATTAGCAGTACGTAGTTTAGCTACGGCTTGCCTACCTAGCGAAGCAGCGTAGTTATCGTCGGCTGTAATAGCGCCACGGCTAGTACCGGGACCTGAACCTATACCCGAATAGATAATTTGGTTAGTGTCGGTGCTGCCGTTAGCAACATCAGACACGATTTTATCTAGCGAGTCAGCCATGTTGTAACCAACAATGTTGGCTGCATCAGCGTCTACGTTAAGGAATGATGTTCCACGCAGCTTGGCACTCGTGATAACCGCATTACCGTACTCTGCAAGAGATACGTCTACTTGACTATCAGTCAATGCCTGTGCTGTCACATCAGCGTTTTCTGTAAGCGCTGTAGTGGCCTGCCCAAGATCGGCAAGGAAAGTAAATTTAACACTAGAACCGTTGTGGGTCTGTGCTGTTGAACGAACGTCAGCGACCATTTCGAACAATGGTTGCGAACGCAAAGCGAAATACGCAACCTGATCGAACGCAGTCTGTACCTGATCGTCCCATGTTGAAGTTGTTACTGAGGGGGCTGCCATAGCAGCTACTCCTTATAGGTAAGGACTCCTCAAAATAAGATCAAACGCTAGCGTTCCACATTATCCCATTGGCTTCAGCTAATCGCTGTACTTCTTCTTGCGAAGTAGCCGCTCTAAATTGTTCCATAAGATTAGGTGGTATCACCGGATCTCCGCCTTCACCAGCTGCCTGAATACGTTGCTCCGCTTGCATTGTGTCTTGCATCATCGCTTCAGCTTGGGCAGGAACACTATGTTCCCCTAAGAACCCAGCAGCCATAGCTTCCTGTCGGATAGCTTCAGCATCGAGTTCACCATCGTAGCCTTTAACGAAATACTTAACACGAGAATCATCAGGATCAAGTCCTGCTGACCGGAACGTTTTTTCACGCCTCAAAGCTTCAAGTTCGACTGCCATCTCAGAGTTTGATTGTCTCTCAGATTTTAAATCGTTCTCTAACTCTCGTCGCCAATTCGGTTTCGATTCGGATTTACTGCCAGCATCGTCACTATTTCTAGTGGAGTCAATGTCTGTCATATGTCACTCACCTAACGTACGCATCCTCAGCGGTGGAACCTTGGATGGAAAAAATTTGGTGCTAGCTCACCCTTACGGGGCCAACACACAAATTATAAAGTAAAGAAAAGCTCAATGCAAGTTTAAGTGGTAGTGACAGAACCTAACGAAGTATTACCAGCGTTACTAATCATGCCACCAGTGGTTCCACTGAACCCTGCACGACGAGCTTCGTTTTGGCGACGCATAGCTGCTCTAGCTTTACCAGATCCCCATACTCCTTCAGCTAGTTCGTCACCTGTCATCCCTGAAGAAAACATTGTGCTACTTGTCATACCTGCGAATTGGCCCATTTGTGCTGCCACTTCACGTTCTTGAACATCCATATTAAGTAAAGATCTACTTGTTCCTTTAGAAAACGAAGTGCTTCCCAAAACACGTTTAGACATGCCACCGATTTTTGAAGCTGCGTAAGCCCGTTTTGCTTCAGCTAAAGATTTAGTTCCCATAAATTCTGGGTCAACCATAGCTGCCATAAAGTCAGCTTTATCCCATTTATAGTCTCGTTTTAACATTGCCAACGTTTCAGGATTAGCGTTATACATCATATCTTCTGCTTCTTGTGCACGGTCAGCAAATTCTGCAACTGAAATACCATGAGCGATCATGTCAGTTACCGGGTCTTCGCCTGCTGTTTCTTGTGCTGTGACGTACGGGCCCAACCCGTATTTATCTATCGTTTCCCATAAACCAGCTTCTTGTTGAACATACTGTGCTTCAGTTATTGGGGCTGCTTTATTGGCGTCACGCATTGCCATAGCAGGGAATCGTTCGTCGTAAATGTCTCGTATTGCTTGTGGAAGATACATTGAATCAGTTGTGCCGACGTTTGGGTTACCGAATCTCATTTGCATAATGAGTGTTTCGGCGTCGTAACCTAAAGCTATTTGGCTTACTGCCCATGTTGCTAATTGGTCGCCGTCTTTATCTCCAAAGAATTTAGCGAAGAACCCACGCATTGCGCCTTCGGCGCTTCGCATTCCTTTTTCTTTTTGCCATTTCAGCCATTCGTTTTCTTCGTTATTTTTATTGTTGTTGTTATCGCCGCCACGTCTATCGTCGTCTTGCTCGTCTTGCTCGTCTTCCTCGTCTTTTTCGTCTTTTTCGCCGCCATTGTCGTCATCGTCGTCTTTCCAGATTTCGTCTTTAACTGCTTTTTCCCACCATTCGCTACCCATACCGTACTGGTCACGGGCTGCTTTGCTAGCAGCAGCGATAGCTTCATTTAAATTAAAATTGTTAAGACCTGTCCGGTATCGAGCTTCGAGTGTGTCTGGATTGCCAGTAGTTAACCTAAGTGCATCTAATTCTCGTGCTTGGAAAGCCCCAAGCATTTGCTGTCCCCGTGCATGAAGCGCATTGAGATCTGTAGCTGCGTTACTTGCATCAATTGATTCCCAGATGTCCATTTTAAATTCCTGTGGTTTGGCCCATTAAAGTGCCCATAGTGTTAACAAAATCCATTGTCTCGTTAAAGATGTTTGGGTTATAGTCTGCTTCTGGGGAAGTTCTAATCCGATAAGCAAAACTATTTGCGTTTAACGGAGTATAAGTACCATCTTCTTTTTGGTCACCACTCAAAATATCGAGAGCTAACTTGCGGTGCTCATCTTTCCATCTAGGTTGATACCCCATAACGCTGTAAAAAATACTGCCGTAAGAACCCAGAATGTCTAACGGGCTACGCCCTGCTCGTATTCGTTCTGCAACAGCCGGGTATAAGTCTTCAGCTTGTTCCCCTAATAAGGAACGCAGCAAATCTAGTTGCTCTGTTTCATTGCCGACATAGGCACGTCGAGCCCATTCATTGATTACGTTGTCGTCAGGATCAATAAGATAATTATCGTAAATACCAAGAATTTCTGTACGAAGCTCGGCTTGGGTAGTGCCACCTTCAACATCTTCTCCGAATTGGATATGGCTACTTTCGCCGCCCTCTGCTAAAAACCGCCGGATGTCTTCCTCATCCATGCTTTCTTGCCAAGCAATTCTAGCTGCTTTTAGAATTTGTGATTCTGTCCATTCCAACCCAAGATTTAATAGCTCATCTCGGATCAGTTGTTCTTGAACTTTTACAAGGCCACGTCTACGACCAGACCAGCCTTCGCCTTCTTCCCCTTCGTACCATTCTTGTTCTTTGCCCAACCGACTAGTGCCATTTTTTTTGTAATAGTCAGTTTGATACATTAAAGAAGCAACCCAATTTTGGACTTGTTCTGTTGTAACAAATCTTTGTTTTTCAAGATCTTCAGCTATGATGTCATAAACATGCCGGTCCCCGATCATCATGTCTTCACGGTCTTTCAACCAACTGTACAATCGGATCAACGATTCACGATCAAGCGTTCCGTCTCCAGTTTCTTCTTCAATTGGTTCAATAACCATTATCTTTTACTTCCAAAAAAGTTTAAAATTAAGTCTATAGTTGATTCTGCTGTGACCAATTCCTTGTCTTCCTCGAAAGCCCCACCTTCTTCAGTCTCTTCCACAATTTGGTCACCAAAATACGACTTCATTTCTGTATCAGTTGGCTGAGGAGACATCCCCATATTGCCTTGTTCTGCTTCCAAAGCCCACTGATCGAATAAAACAAAGGCTGCTTCGTCTGGCTGTCGCCCAACAACACGCCTATATATTTCACTAGCTAATGCACGGCTATGAGTTTGCGCTATCCGTTTAACAACACCCGTATTGGTAGCTAAATCAAAAAGCTCATCAGATAGCTGATCCATTGTTAAACCTGATTGAGTTAACAAACCACTCGCAGACAAACCTTCCATATCTGCGATAGTGAAATCTTTTTTACGCAATTTAGGTAATTCAAGTTTAATCATGTCGTATGCGTCCATGCCCCCACCAGACAAATTCGCTGTGTAAGCTGCATCACTAGCTAACTCCAACAGCCCACCCAACACTGACTCTCGCTCATAAATCAAAGACGGATCACGGAACATTGCAGTTCCCAAAGAATCAGCCATATAAGATTTATCGCCTGTACCAATGGCTAAAGACTCAGCAATTAGCCGTTGGGTTTGTGGATCTTGTGCATCGTAGAGAGTCATAGCATCTCTTACTGTGAACGGAATATCTTTTTCTACTTTCCGCACAAAGCTTTGACCGTCTTCAATACGAGCTTCATCAATTTCCCAACCAAGAGCACGCCCAGTTATTACAGGGTCTAGCTGCGGCATACTCCCTTGGTAATATTCTGTGTAGGGAACATCTTGGAAACCGATAGTGTCTCTAGGCGGAGCCATACCACGAATCATTGGCTTATTGCCTGTAGATACAGCAGCCCAGTCTCTCATTTCAATATCTGAATCTTGCATAGCAAGACGACCTGCTGCCAACATGCCCGGATCGTTAACAGCATGAACGTTTCCGTAAAGACCCGGCGCTGTAGCACCCGGGCCCATTTCATATCCTTCGTTCATTAAAAGCTGAATTTGTTTTTCTTCTGCCGTCATCCCAGCAGCAATTTCTTCTGGAGTTAAAACAGCTTCTTGCGGCGAAGAGCCATACAAATTAGCTTGAATCAAAGGATTATCTAAATCCTCTTGTAACTTTCGTTCCGCCTCTGCGGCTATTTCTTCGTCCGAAGCCCCTTCTTCTTCTCGCCGTTTAGCGTCTTCATATACGCCTATAGTTGCAGGCCAGATAAGATGCCATGCAGCCTC